CGACATCGTTCCCATAGTAATAATATCTCTATCTCTTACAATAAAGAAGTCTTCATCGGACATGGGCATCCATTTAGTGAACCCCATTCCTCTCATTACTTTCTGATCAGAAATTTCTTTAGTGATAGCATGGATACATACAGGATCTTGTAAAAAAATTAAACAATCTCCATCTTGTTCGGTGATCACTGCTTTAGCAAGCACTTCTTCACCACTTACTAATTTAAAAATTCCGTGAAAGTCTTCATCTTTTTTAGTGTAATTAATCATAAGCTTTTAATTTGACATCTATGATTTCATAATTAAATTTTTCTTCGTTATAAATTTTAACTCTTTCCATAAGATGATTCAATGTATAATTGTTTCCTCTATTAGTGGAAATGTCATCGGCAATATCATATAATGTTGCTTGTGATTTGTTTTCTCCCTTCCTTAATACACGACCTATAGACTGTAAGTTACGTACTCTGGACTTAGAAGGAGAAGCAAAAACAATGTTATGTAGTCTTTTGATATTGATTCCTGTAGAGAATGTTCCGTAGGATGCTACGATAATGGCATTATCTGATTTCTCAGTTAGTAACCGAACATCTTCTCGATCTTCAACATCAACACCCCCATGAACGAGATACACAGGTTTGTCTGTATGACTATTTATCATGTTAAAAAGAGGGATACCATGACGGTCTACATAGTTGAAAAGAACAAGTGTATTACCTTTTAAATCTAATGTAAGATTACGGAGAAATTTATTACGTCCTTCGTGTTCTACTAAGTAATCTATTTCATCTTGGTAACCTTCAAAGAGTTGTTCATCATGCTTAAGTAGAATAATTTTTACTTGTAACTTAGCAAGATAACCTTGTTTAATTAATTCATTAGTCTTAGTTACCTTTGAACATCTACCAAATAAACCTTCTAATACTAATTGATTTACATTTGCACCATCTAATGTTCCAGTGAAACCTATACGGTATTTACATTTATGAAGTTTAGACATCAGTGTAGTTAAAGACTTTGCTTTAAACTGATGTGCTTCATCACCAATCACTACATCAAATCTATCAAACCATTTACGAGGTTCTTTATAGATTGATTGCCAAGTAGTAATAACTACGCTATGATCTGTATACTTATTTGCACCTGCATATATTTTATGACAATCATTAGTTTTCCAACCATAGGATTCAAAGTCCTTATACATCTGCTCAACAAGAGATGTAGTGGGAACTACAATCAAAACATTTCTACTAACATTTATATGGTATCTAATTAATGCATAGATCATCAAGGACTTCCCGCTTGCAGTTGGGGATAATAGGAGTCGTCTGTTGTATCTCAGGGCTTCGTATATTGCTTTATACTGGTAGTCCCTTACGGGAAACGGTATCCGAAGTGATTTTACAAATTGACCAACAGATTCGGGAGTAACAAACTGATTAGTTTCTTGAGGATGACCAAAGTTTTCATGGTCTTCTAGTGAATATTCATATCCTTTTTCGTCTGCCCAGTCTGTAAGATAATCTACAAGACCACAATATATCTCTCCTGTAGCAGGTGAGTACAATCTTATTTTTCCATCCCAACCTTTAAACCTTCTATTCTTTTGCATAAATTTTGCAGACTCTACCTCAAAAGTAAAGAAGTCTGCTAATTCATAATTTAAATGAGGTTCTGCTTGAACCTTCAGATAAACTTCATTCTTCTTACAAATAAGGAGGTCCATAAAATCATGCTAGAATCCATTCTTAAATTTCTCCCAATCAATAGCATTCTTAATTTGGAAATTACGATTGCCAATTTGCCTTAGGACACTATCAAGAAAAGTTATCATCTGTTCTATGTAGTCAATTTTATATTGTAGTTTACAGATGTCATCATCGGACTCGATAAACATATTGATCTCTTCTTTTGTAGTTAGTTTAAGATCAAAGGGTAGATCCTTATATACCTTTGACGGTGCTTTACCTTTATAATATAACCATTTCTCTCTTATAAGTCTTCTCATTTCTAAGTCACGTTCTCTTTTCATAAGAGAAAATGTATTATGAAACTCCATATATCTCATGTGAAGTTGTGGAATTTTTGTAGACTCTTCACAGTATAAGTCAGTATCTATTACACTGTCTTTCTTCCACATCTCTTGAAGTGTTTCAAGGTTCATTTAGGTTCAAATTGCGATAGATCATATTTTTGCAGAACCAAGGGTTCGCCTTCTAAGGGTTCTGGTTCACCTGCTTTTTCAATTAAATTCTTTACTGCTTTAGCACCTTCTCCTACATCATAAGGACAAGGTGCATTGTTTAAACAAACCCTAATGATTTGCATTTCTTTTTCAGTAAAAAAAATTTCTTTCATTACGCTCATGTTAAGTATACTATGACACCTACAACCCAAATTATACTAACTACAGTTATTAATAACAATACATTCATTTTATAAAGTTATGCTTAGATGTGCTACTCTTTGTTCTATTGTGAATGACAATAAATCTATCAGCAGCAAACGTACCTGCTAGACATACATCAATCTCATCACCATCTTGCCAGTTAATATCACCATTTTTCTTGGTGTGAAGCATTGCTTCTTGAATCTGGTCAATCATTTCTTGTGTTAATTTCATACACCCTGATCCTTGTTACGAGCAAACCATTCTTTCATTGATGTCTGGTATCCAGATTCACGACTAGGTTCGGGTTTGATCCCTTTCATTTTGTTGTAATCGTTGTGCATTGCTTGGAGTAACCATGCCTGTGCTAGTTGAGTCGGACCTTCTGTCAACAATAGGATTTGTGATTTCGATAGACCAGCCTTCATCTCCAAATACTCCTTTCTCCACGATGTGTGGTGTGATTTCTCTGTCATTTGCCTCCCATTCGGAATGAATAGTATTTATCTGACGATCAACATCGTCCATGAGCATTTCTATTTTACCATCAATCCACATTTTATGCAACCATTCTATAAAACCTGTCACCAAGTGTGATATCCAGAAAGGTTGTTTCTTTGCCCATCGTTTAGATTTAGTATACCAGTTATCGTTACCACCCCATTGATGTTCAAATTCAAACTTCATCTCCTTCTCCTACGTTTTTTTCTTTTAAATAATCTAAAGAAAGGTCTAACCAAAAACAAATCTAACAACTCATAGAGAAATACAAATCCTAAGAATACTATCATTCCTATTAAAATAATATACTCAAGTATCTTCATCGCTTAGTTTGTGTATTAACGTTTCTTATTTCGTACAAAGTATATCTAAAGGTTGCAGTAGCAATTAAAAAATCATTATCATCTTCAGATGAGTTAAATGGTATAGTAGATAATCCTACAGGAAATAGATCTTTAAATACTACATCAAAGTTTGCTAGATTATTATTGTTTAATACTTGTAGAGTTCCATCTGAGAATCTAACATCTTCTGTTGGATCGTCTGCAAATTTATTCTGCCAGTCTCTTCTTTCTTTTGTGTCTTGAGGTGTTCCTAAAGCACGCATCCAATTATGAATCTCCATATAGTTTCTTAGATCTTCATCAACTATAAACTCAATAGATAAATCTCCATATCTAATGTTACCTTCTCTTGGTAAAGGAACAAAACCTCTTGTAGGTATATCAACTTGCCCTAATTCAAATGAGGGTATCTCTGCACTTTGACATAAGAAAGATACCTTCTTTGCTTTATTCAAAAGGAATAAAAACCCAATAGGGGAAAGAAAGTTTCTGTTTGTTAGTTGGTCTTGATACCAGTTTGCCATTAGTCTCGTTGTCTCCAGTCGTCAGGTTTGTTACGTTTAAACCAGTCGTTAATATCATCTGCACTATTGAACCCTTCTCTATAATCAGATGGGTCGGGTTCGCCTAACCCCATCCTATTCAGAAAATCGTCCGTCCCTCCCTTTGGCATATCGGGATTCGCTGCTTTTTGTCGTGCTTGTCGCAACCATGTAGCAGCAGTGGTATTTGTTTTTGCTAATTTCTGTGCCCAAATCATGTCATCCAATGCGACATTTTCACCATTTACAATCTGATTACAGATTGCTTCTAATCGAAGTCGGTACTTGGTTGATAGCATATGTTATTCACTAAGTTTGGCTTTAAGTTGATTGAGTTTTGTATACTCTTGATATGCGTCATCTGATCTCTCAGAGAGAATTGCATTGATATCATTTATAATGATATCGTTATCAACATAGTCGTCAAGGTACTTAAAGATTGCTTCTTGTAGAAACCTTTTACGATGCCACTCAGGAGAATATGGTTTATAGTCCATAATGTAATCCATCAGTAATAGTATTTAGACACAAAAAAAGAGGGTCTTTTTCGACCCCCTTTTACGTTTAGGTTTAGTTAATTAAAATGCTTTTACAGATTCTTTTGCAATCACTCCCGTGTTGTCCGATATCGCAATCTATAATACACTCGTAATATTCGTTAAGAAGTTCGTCTTGCTGAGTATTCCAAGCAGTTAATTGATTGTGTGACTCTATATTGTGTTGCATAAAGGTTCTCCATTTTTGAATTCATGATATACAAGAGTTTGGTTACATCTTGTTTCCCCTTAATTCTACCACTATTTAGTCAGGGATCTAACACATTTGATCTTATAGTCACAAATATAAATGCCTACGAGTTTATACCTAGACACAAAAAAAGACCCGAAGGTCTTACCATAATATAAAAAGAGGGAGGTTGGAATCCTGTATACCAACAAAGAAGGGGCATTACTACAGAGTAAAAACCTTCTTGCCTGAGACCCGATTGGTAAATCGATTCTACTTTCGTAGCAGCACCACCTGTGTCTCATCACCTTAACTAGCTATATGCCAGTAAGTTTATTCAGTCACTCCCGACGTAACCGTCGTTACCCTTAAATTATAGCATAAAAAAAGAGAGTGTCAAGCACTCTCAAAAAATTAGTAGGAGTGGTGGGAGTCGAACCCACACTGTAGAGATTTTAAGTCTCCTGTCTCTGCCTTTGGACTACACTCCCTAACGACTCAAGTAGGACTCGAACCTACGACCGACTGCTTAGAAGGCAGTTGCTCTATCCATCTGAGCTA